CTACATCTTTTTCATAATCTCTTCCTGAACAAAGCCGCGCGGGTCGCAATGATCCGCGCGGCTTGCTGTTTGGAAAGTATAATTGATATGTATAAGTACTCCATATACAAAGCGCAGAAGAACCTCCTTGGAGATAAGTATACTGCATCCAGCATATATAGCCGCTGTGTGGAAGCAGAGGCATATGCCAAGGGTGGAAACCCAGTGTATAAATACTTCATCAAGGCCTAAACGCAGCAATCCCCCCTCCACCTAGGAGGGGGGATTTTACTATATTTGCTTGTGCTTTTTCTGTGCCCTTGAGACGCAAAAAAGCGCAAAAAATAAGCAATAAGCGCAAAGTGTAAAAAGCCTGAAAGCCCGCACAAACAAAGGAAAGCCCCGCATTTCTGCGGGGTTTTCTTTGGCGGAGATGGAGAGATTCGAACTATAAATAAACATAGTGTTAAACAGAGGTTTCTCCATTAGTACATCACTTTTACACACCGCTGTCTCTTATCCTCGGTGTTTTTCGTATGCGTTGCCCAGTAAAATACCCCCTCCGTAATTGGAGGGGGTATCTCTTTACCACACCTTCTCTGACACTCCGAGTGCCTCGTACAAAAGGTGCTTTTGCTTTGTGCTTGCGCCTGGAACGGCCTTATCGATAGCGGCCTTCTTCTTTCGGCTTGCAGACCCTGAAATTGTTTTCCCGTTATCGCCCTTGTCGCCTACGATACCACGGGCTGCAAAGTATGCGGCGTAGTATTGGTCGTAGGTAACGCCCTGTGCGACATACTCGGCTGCCTTTTCTCCGACATCCTTGTTGTATGTCTTTAGTGCGTACTCCGCGCCGAACGCCTTGCGGTTTGCTTCGCGCTTCACCACATCGCTGTCTGCACTTCCGATGCTCTTTGCGGTTTCCTCGTAGGCGCCGACGGTCAACAGGGCTTTTCTATAAATCTCGTTCCGCAGCTCTAAGAGGTCACGGGCTTCCTCCCGCTTCTCCTTGCGGGTCTTTTCGCCGCTGTTGTAGATTTCCTTGAGCTGCTTTGTGATCTCGGATGCGGCCTTGCTCTGCTTATACAGGTAGGAGTAGGTTGCATCATCGGCTGCTGTCGCAAGCTCGGTCTCCTTTACCTGCTTGGCTTCATCCAGTGCATCATAGAAGTCGCTGCCCAGCCGGTTCTGCCGGACGCTATCTACCACGAAAGCCTTTACCACCGCAGGGACATCTGCTTTCTTGGAAAGCGTCGGGAGCAGCCAGTCACCGATAAAGCCGGAATACTGGTCGATCAGGTAATTGACCTTCTTCGGGGAAAGCCCTTCGATGCCGTTTTTCCCATGACGAGTAATTTCACCAAGCCAGATGGAAAACGCATCGGTGCTTTCATCGTACTGCAGATAATCCGGTTTTTCCTCCATGTAACTGGAAACGATGTCGCCGCCGTACCAGGTCTTATTGGTGCTCATCGCAGTAATCCCTGCGAAGATGTTATTGGTCAGCGGATTGTTCGGTGCAATCTGCTCAATAGCGAAAGACGGATAACCGGCAAACGCGCTGCTCGCAGGTTCCCCTTTCAGCCAGCGCCACATCCGATTGGTGAACGCCGTAATAACGGAAGGTTCACGGCCCATCGGAACCTTGATAAACTTATTGTCGCCGATTTTGATGAGGATGTTGCTATCCTTGATGTAGTTGGAAAGCTCCTTGTAGTCATCGTCCTCTTTCAGCCCATCATACAGCAGGCCCATAATGATACCGGGTGCAACGCCGTTGATAAGCAAGCGGGAGATCAACTGTCCAATTTCTTTCCAGCCGCGCCGGTCAATGACATTGCGAATGTTCTTGGAAAGGCCCTGCATACCGGGGTTGAAGAACGGCACAAGGGACGCATTCAGCTTGCGGGCAGCGAAGCCGCCACGGCCAAAGTTGGTTGTGATGTCTGCTGCATTATAGAGCGCCTGCTGAACATCGCCTGTGTCCTCCATCGTGCTGATAAATTCAGCAAGTCTGGGGTACTGCTCGACCGCTTCATTGGCAAAGGAGAGGATGTCGATTACTCTATTCAACCCACCAGCCACTTTATCGACTGCACCGTTCTTGAAATGGTGGCGGTCGGAAAGCCCCGTCTTTGGGTCATAATAGGTAGTTCCTTTTCCGCCCATCGCTTGATAGAGCTGCCAATACTTCCCGTTCGTTGCGATTTCCTTTACGGCCTTGCCGTAGTTCTTAATGAATGTGGCATTGCTGTAATGGGTAAAGTACAATGCAGACTGTGCATCACGGACGAAATTTCGCACGATGAATACAGGGTTCCATTGCGTGACCAGCTTCTTGAATGTGCTGTTGATGGAGCGCAATGCTTTCATCCCAAAGGAATTGGATTGCTCAATGGGTCTAAACCCATCGGCCATTGCTTCACTCATGTGCAGAGTAACCGGTTTGCCATCCACCCAAATGCGCAGCGTGTTCTTGAGGTTCTCTGCGGAATCCGCATCAAGGTCAACGAGATCGCCTTCCTCTGTAACACTCTGAATGTATTCCGAGATATCACGGGTAGTATCCATTGCATCTTCATACAGCATATTGCCCAGAATGTTCTTTTTGGCTGCGGAGAAGGTCTGCAAGGTCTGCCTGGCAATACTGTCGATCAGCGGCATGATATCCTGGTTGCCACCTTTTGCGGACTTGATGGTGCTGTTCACCGCAACGCTGTTGGGGTTGGAGTAGCCGCCGGAGGTGCTGGGCATATCGCGGTAGGTGGGAACATAGTGCGGATACAGTTCCTTCATGTACTGTGCCATATCAGCGCTAACGAGTCCGCCCTGCTTTCGCACCTCCATCAATCCGTCAAGGTAGGCATACACATCCTTTGCCCACTTCTCAAATTCGGGGTGTGCATCCAGCAGGTCAGCTGCGGCGGCACGGCTATCGTCTGCGGTCACGCTGCTGCCGAATACAGGCTTGTCAAACTGCTTTTCTGCCCACGCCTGGAACTGCTTATATTGCTTGGCGGCGGCAATCTGTGCCTCGGTGTAGGCTTTTGTAAGGGTAGTATCCTTGCCTGCGGCTGTGGCGATGTTCTCATCTGTCATTTCCGCAAAGCCGTTGACTTCCCTGTTCAGTTTCGCACGAAGTTCTGCAAGCTGCCGCTGCGCGTTTTCGCGTACACTCATGCGGTCTACATTGTGCTCATGCAACAGGTAGGTGTAAAACTCATCGGTCAAGCCAGCCTTTTTCGCCGGTTCAAATACCTGCATGAGGTTCTTATCGCCGATCTTCTTGCCGTTAAGGTCATACTGCCCGGCGCCGCCAATGGAATACTGCGCCGCCGCAGATGCCTGCCCGACATTGTTCGCTGCATACATGATTCTGCTGTCGCCGACTTCGTTCCCGAATCGCTCCAGCTCATCCTTAGTGTTGATCCACTGGCGCTTAAAGGTGCGCCAGTCTTTGGCGGCTTTCGCCTTAAAGGTTTCCTTGTCCTTCTTCGGCATTTCGGTCAGAACCTTGGCAACATCTTCCGTAGTGGTGGATTTCTGTTCCGCCGTCCTCAATCGGGCTTTGCTCTTTGCCCGATCCTCCCGCACCACTCGGTCAATGCGGTCCTGCGTCCTCCGCCGGTTGAATTCGTCCTTGGCTTCGGTCAGTTTTTCGTTATACTTTTCCTGTGCCTGCTGGTTGTTAGCCCGCAGGTCAGCACGGAACTGTTTGGAAAGGGAATCGTACTTCTGCATGAACTCGGAACGAGCCTTTGCCGCTTTCTCCCGTTCCTTGGCTGCCGCCATATCGGCAAGCAGTTTGGTTTCGGCTTCACGCCAGCGGTCGTTCATCTTCGCCTCCGCTGTTGCCTGCTGACGATAGTCCGCAAGTTGCTGGCGAAGGTTCTTTACCTCGGCTTGTGCAGCTTTCAAAGCCTCGTCAGCCTTTGCAGTCGCTTCGGATACGGCTTTGTCGATGTCGGCCATGTACTGGGCATCTTCCATGAGGGAGTAGCGGATATCCTTGCTTTCGGTTGGAGCGGTATTGTCAATGTTCTTAAATTGACTACTGTCAAACGCCACATACACGGTGGCATTATCATATTTGCCCTCTACAATGTATCCGTCATAACCAAGCGTATTGCGTGCTGCCTCAAGAACAGCGCCGGCGCCTGCTCCACCGTTTGCAATCTCCGCAAGGATTTCGCTGTCGCTGCTGCTATAATCCATAGCTGCCTTTACAGTAGCATCCAGCGCCCGGTTATACCATGTTTTTGAAGGGTACCCAATACCGCCTGCAGGATCGTAATTCACAAGCACTTCATCACCGGTCGGGTCAACAGCCTGCAAAAGTTTTTTTACTTCTGCCCTTGTCAGCGTAATCTCGCTATCGCTCAACGGCTTTTTGATATCAAGATACCCCTCAAGGAGTTGTCCGCCATCCTTTTGGTAGCCCTCTGCCATCGGCTTGTAATCGGTGAAATAGAAGCCTTGCCCCTCGGAACTGCCATGCTGGGACATGAAATCGGGGGAAAACTCGGTGAACACCGCCGGGCTGCCGTGATATACAGGTTTCAACCTGCCATCTGCGTCAACGACTTTGGAGCCGAAGAAATACTCCCGCTGCTCGGCAGAAAGCTCCCTGCCATCGCTGTCGGTGTCCATGAGTGAGTAGCTGCCTTCGGATTTCTCCTTCAGGAACCGGTCAACAATGTCGTGTGCGACAGGGAGTTTTCCATGGCCGCCTTTGTACTCGCTCAACATCTTGGCATTGTAGGTATCATCGAAGACAGGTTTGACTGCTTGCTGCGGGGCGCCAACCCCATCGTTGTTGTACATCTTGTAGTCGATGAGCAGTTTCCAGTAGCCGGGATACTCGGTGAGGCTCTTACCCTCATACATTACTTCAGCAAATTTAGGTGTGCGACCGTCAGCTCTGCACTTCTCAAGGTAAATCTGTGCGTTCTCATCGCCTGTCTTGCTGAAGTCCCAATATTCAGCCGGGTCATAGTTCTCGATCTTCGTACCAGCTTTCTTCTCGTTCTGATAGTCCGTAAAGTCCTCATACCCTTCAAGACCAAGGGACTTATACAAGGAGGCGCTCCAGCTCGATTTGTGGAACGGGATGATGAAGTCGATCTCCGGATCAGCCATCGCAGTGACGATATGCTTTACATTCTTGCCGACTAGAATGGTACCAACATTTTCGCTGAAGCGGGGGTCGTTGCGAATTGAAAAAGCCTCAGAAGCAGGCATCCCTTCTACATCGTCAAAAATAAGTTTCCCATTTGCGTCCACCCCATCTCCTTTTGCGATAAGCGAAAGGTTGATTTTGATGCCGGTACGCCCCATTGCTCTCGCAAACGAAGGGACTTTCGTGTACGCCTGCCCTTTTAAGCCCATCGAGGCCATATCGTACACAGCTTGCATCATATCGATGAGGTGAGGAACCTCAAAATCAGAGAAGGATTGGATGCGCAAACCACCATGGGAGTTCCGGCGGCTCACCTGCCCCTTTGTCATGTTAAGGATCTCACCACGGTAGTCCGTCCGTGTCTCGATCATCTTTGGCTTCTGCTGCCCTCTTGCATTCATATAGGAATTGAATGCCTTATAGACTTCTGGATGCTCCGCCTGCAAACGGTCAATGCCTTCTGCGGTCACGAGATCCGCAAGGGTGGGGGTAAACCCTTTCTCCGGATAAACGAACCGATTCGGGTCACTGTTTTCTATCCCCTTGCTGGTTGTAAGATCCTTGGTCTGCCCGGAAGCATTCACCTTCTTTATGTTTGTGCCTTCCGCCTGCGCTTTTCTGTACTGCTCAACAAATCCCTCGGATATTGTAGAGAATTCCCGTCTTGTGGACTCTACATAGCAAATGCCGCAAGCTACCTCGTACCCGGAATCCTTCATGATTTCACGGAGGTGTACGAAGTCTTCGCTTGTAAGAGGGGTATTCGGAAGTGCAGATTGGATTGCGTCCATCGTTCCGGAGAAAAGAAGCCGCTTGGCACACAGCGTGGAAAAATCGAGGCTGAAGTCATACTCAGAGTTTGGCTTCAAGGATGTATTGTTGCGGTTGGCCTCATAATCAAGCCGCGCCTTGTTATCGCCGATAATAGCTGCCACGCTATAGACGGAATTAATCCAGTCCGTTGCCAGCTGAACAGATACGCCGGTTGCCTTCGCAAGTCTTGTTGCATACTTGACCTTGTCCGTACCAAGTTCGCTTTCTCTAAACGACATGAGGGAATACCGGTTGGGAGCCGCAGAGTCTTCTCCTGTCACGGCTATTCCGATATCTTCGTACCCTTCCGGAAGGGCAATATCAACATCGCCGTTTCCAACAATTTTGACCTTGCTGGAATCCAACAATGCATCTTCTGCGCTATTCTGCATAGAATAGTTATTGACAGCATCAGTGTCTTGTGCTACACTAATGGTGTCGAAGTCAACCGCTGTGTTCCGTCTGGGCAATTGGAGCCCATCTCGATGAAGCAGTCGGTTGGCTTCTTTTTTGCTATACCCTATGAGATTCCCACGAATCAAATCGCTCCTTGCTTCCATCCCATCAAGCAAAGCCTTCTGCGCTTCGGACAGCCTGTTATAGGCTTCCTGTGCAGAGGGCTTTCCTTTTAGCTTTTTGAGGATACGGTTCAAGAAACCTTTAATGCCGGTGGCGGCTTCCGTATTTCTTGCGCCAATGTACTCCAGCATGTCCCGGCTGCCCAAAAGATCACCGCTGATATCTGCAGCGACTTCCTCCGCAGCTGCATTCGGGTCAAGCTCAATTCCATTGCGCTCGTACAGTTCGGTTTTGGCATCCATCATGCCCTTTACCATATCGGCATAGTCGGGGTTCTCTACCAGCGTATCAATCAGCCCGGAATACTTGCTATCAGCTACAAGGTCGTGAAACATCTCATGCCCGAAAGTAACCATCAGCGGATCGCGGGAATTGATGTTGACATAAATGGTGCCATCCGGTGCGCGATAGCCATTGGTCAGTCGGTACTGCCCATTGACCTGCACCGCACCCTCGAACCACACGATAGTCTTGCCAAGGTATTTCGCTGCATTGTTCACCTCGGCAACAGTTTTCTTTTTACTGCCGGGAATTTCAGCTTTCTTATAGCCGATCTCGGTATTGCCGCGCACATCGGTATTGGTGATCTCCTTGATACGGCGCTTGCCGTCTACATCGGTAATGGTGTTTTGCTCAACGGAAAGCCATCTTTCTTCGGATTCCCGCTGCATCTGCTCCGCCTGCGCCTGCATATCGGCATCGAACTGGGCAGCAGCCTGTTCTCCTGCAGCAGCGACACGCTGGGCATATTCCGCCTGGGAGATCGCCTGTTTACCGGACTTCGCAATGTTCTGCGTAGCCACTTCGATAGCGGCAATATCCTGTGCTGTGTTTCCGCTGAACTGTACGCCGGTCAACTGGGAGAATGCCTGTCTTGCGGCAGGGTCGTTATTGATGCGAGCAGCTACGCCTTGGTTAGCTGCTACACCGGCAAGGGCGCTGTTGTAGGCTTTCTCTCCTGCGTTGGCAGGATTATCAACTGTGGGCGCAAAAGCCTGCCCTACGCTGTCCTCGGCTGTTTTAATGGATTGTGTGCGCTGGGCATCGGTAATAGCTGTTGCTACGGCTTGCGGAGTAGCTTCCACATTCAGCTTTTGGGCTGCCTGCGCCAGCGCATCCGCTTTGGAGACCATCGCCTTGATCTCATTGATGGAGACCTGGGTAATATCGTTCTGGATTTTGGAAAGGCCGCTCTCGGCATCATAGGTGAGGTTTGCTTCATACAGTCTGCCCACCATTTGGTTGCTGGGGTTCTTCTGCACCTCCGCCGCATAAATGGCAGGTGCGGTGCCTGCGCCTTTCTCCATGCCCTCCTGCACCTGCTGCGCTACGGCAGCAGGGGAAGCATTCAGTGCCTTGCCTACACGGCTATAGGTGACGGAACGCATCGCAGCGTTGCCGCCGCCAAATACACCGCCTGCGAGAGCGCCAAGGAGCATATCATAGCCGAAGTTGTCCATCTCGTCACTGTCGCCGGTTAGGGCCTTTTCAATGGCGTAGTTGATAACATCCTCTGCGCCCTCCTCAATGCCTTCGGAGAGCGCGTCCCGCAGCCACTTGCCACCCACGGAATTGGCGAGGTTATACAGGCCGGGGGCTTCCGCCATCAGTTTCTTGGCCACGGCCTGCCCGGCGGCAGACTTGCCCAGCGAGCCATACAAACCGCCAAACTGTTCGGTAAGCATGGAAGCGCCACCGGCAGCGGAGCCGAGTACGAATGCTGTATCCGTATTCCCGTACTTCTCATAGGCATCTGCATATTTATTGCCCGCGGCGGATGCAGCCATCACGGGCAAACCGGAGCCGGGGAGGATCGCGTTTGCAACAAGGGACGGCACCATGTTCGAGATCGTATTGACCAGCTGCAGCGCTCCGCCCTCAACAGCACCAACGCTGGCTACATTCTTCTCGTGGCGCAGTTCTGCCTGTGTCTTATAGTCCGTGATGGGGATTTCTCTCTTATCGGCAAGCCCGGCCCGCTTTACGGCTTCGGTACCGCTTACGCCGCTTTCCATCAGCCGCTTGGCTTCCCATGCCTGCGCTTCCGGATTACCGGAAAGATACGAAGATGCTGCAGCGGCATACTGCCTCATGCTTTGGAATGCATTCTGCACGCCAGAAAGAACAGCATCGCCTGCCTTGAATTTATTCTCGTCCGGATTGTAGTCCTCTACCGCTTCCGCATTTCGCTGGTTCTTCCACTGGGTATAGGCGTTCTCGTACTCAATGGCAGCCTTGTTGGCAATCTTCTGCTGCTCCTTGGCCTGCTGCGGCATATTCCCAGCTCGCATATAAGCCCCGGCCTTAATTGCCGCGTCGTCCCTCTGTTTCTTAATCGCATCCAGCTGCTCCTTCATGACATCGCTTTGTTTACTAGAAGAAGCCCCAGCAGGCGCAGCCTGTGTAGGCTGCGTGCTGGGGGCAGAGGGATTATATTGGGTAGCTTTCTTCACAGATTGAACAAGAGAGTCAATGCCGCTCCGCTGGTAGTTCTGCTCAAGCTCCGCGGCAGGCGATGCACCGAAAGATTTTTGATAGTTTTGTTCCAGCGTTTTTCTATCCATTTTTCCTCCTGTCATTCAAGTCCGAGAAGTCTTGCCGCCATTGAATCAGAATAACCGGCCCGGCGCAACATGTTGTAGGAGTCCTGCAAGGCGGCATTGTAATTTGGGTTGTCCTTTTTGGTGGTTTTTGTCTTTGCCTTCGGGGCCTTTGCCAGCCCGGCGGAATAGCTTGCCTGTGCGTTCATCTTCCCGGTCTGCGGCTCCCGGTTCGCCTGAATCATGTCAAGGTATGCCTGATTCACCGCATCGGAATAGGCGTTATCCGCATCGGCAAGGCTGCTGTTATAGCGGTTGTTCAGCCGGACATAGGAGCTTTCCGCAAGGCCGCCATTGATACCCTCACGGGCCAGCTGCCCGGGGAGGTTCTTTAGCGCCATCTCTTTGGCAATGTACGCCCTGCGTGCATTGTCCTCTCGCTGCTGGGCCGCCTGTTTCTGCTGGGCCTCATACATCTGCTGGTTGTAGGCAAGCAACTGGTCATAGGCAGCGGTCTGCGCATCCAGCTGCGCTTTCAGGCTCTCAAGGTATGCGTCCCGCTCGGAGGTGTCCGTCACGGTGGATGAAATTTTCGGGGAAACTCCAGCTAGGTTAGCCTTTGCCGAAGCAAGAGCTCCGCCCTTTATCGCTGCATCTACAGCGCCCCTGCCGGGCTTATTTACTTCGGAGCCTGCTGCTGCGCCCGCCCTCGCCACATCGTACCCAATCGGTTTTATTGTGCGGTTGCTTCCGCCATCGTTTACAAGGGTTGTGTTCTTTCTCAGTGCCAAAATTACCCCTCCTTGTCATATGCCGCTGTGTCATACTGCTCCACAGCGGCTAAAATTCTCCCACGCAGCGCCTGTGCGCTGGCGTGTTCGGTTCTGTATTTTTCTTTGATTTCTTCCAGCTCGGCGACCAGTTTATCATAATCGCTCGGCACCTGCGCATCGTCATTGAGATACTGCCGCACCAACGCCAAAAACGCACTCCAGTGCGGTCTGATATAGGCAGGGCAATCTTTCCTTGCGTACCAGTCATGGTGCTGGTAGACGGCGTTCTCGTTCAAACCATGCCGTTTAAGAATAGCAGCGCAAAGTCTTGCGCCGTTATCTTCGGCAATCCGGTTATACTCGGCACCAGTTCCGTCCATGATGATCTCGATGGCGATGGTAGTGCTGTTGCCGGGGCCGTAGTTTCCATCGGCAGCGTGCCAACCGACCTCGCCCTCGTCAAGGTTCTGCCATGCTTCGTTCTCGTCCACATAGTAGTGGACACGAACAGACCCCATGTTGCAGTTCGGGTAGGTCGCGCGGGTGTACTGCTCGGCCATTGTGGTACCGCTGGGGACTTTAATCCGGCCAGTATTGTGAATAGTCACACCGTTAATGGCGGATAACGCCCGGTTTGCCTTGTACTGCGTACCTTTGCGGTATGTATAACCGGCCTCGGTATAGTCTCGGTTCCATACGGCGCTATCAGGAATAAGCTTTTCACAGATTTTTACGCCGTTATCATAGCGTACATTATCGGGAGAGAGGAAAGCCATTAGGCTTCCCCCTTTCCCTCGGCATCCAAAATAGCCGCATCAGTGTGTTTGACCATGCCGGTGGTGGCTGCGTCATATGTACCATTAGCAGCCAAAGCGACAATAACAGCGTTCAGCAGGCACAGCACCACGCCCTGTACCGTCAGAGCAGAGCCGTTAAAGGCTTCGGCTCCGATGAGGATGGCCACAGAGATGATGTAAGCAAGCAGCTGGGTGTTGATGTTCTTGAGAGGGGTCTGCTTGAGGAACTGGGTAATGATTGTGACCATCATTACAGCGCCAGCATAAGTGCCAAGGGAAGTCCAAGTTACAAATTCGTTCATTTCCATTCTCCTTTACTTTACGAGGTTATTAGCGATTACAGCGACAACGGCAACAGCAATAGCTGCGCCGATACCGGTTAAAATAGACCGGAGGACAGCGTTCCAGTTGTCCCCCGGCTTTCTTTCCAGCGTCTCAAGGCGTTCGCCCTGTCGGCTTAATTCGGTTGTCATGGTCTCCATGTTGGTGGCCAAGCGGTTTACACTGTTGGCAATCTCGCCAAAGGCTTTCACGCTGTTTTCTAGGTTGTCAATCCGGTGGTTCTGCCGCCGGTTTTCGTCCTCCATGCGCCTGGCGAATTCTTCATGCACATCTTTGGGGAGGAAAATATCCATTAGGTTACCTCCTCAAAATACTGGCCTATAAGCTCATGCGGCAAGTAATATAGCACGATGGTTCCGGTCTCATTCAGACGCTTGCAGAGGTAGGTTTTCTTGTCCTCCGGGTCAAGGTAGTACTTGCCGTACTCGTATTCCATGCCCTTCGATGCCGGGATGGGGTCATCAATCGTTCCGGGAGAACTGACATTGACGACTACCCACAGGGCAGGAACGGCCGGGGGTTCCCAGTCTGCCTGTGAGGTATGAGCCTGCAAGCACTTGTATACCTTGCCATCGTATCGTCTGCGGTCACCCACCGCATACTTGGTGCCAACTTCCCATGGCAGGAACAGCATAGGGTTCTTTGCTGCATCAGCGTCAGCCATTGTGCCGGTCACATTGTCAATGCTCGTCCGGATTTCCTGCGCCTGCTCTAAGATGTCATTCCGCATTGGCTGTTCCCTCCTTTTCTTCGGTTTCTACGCCAAGGGTTTGCAGAGCTGCTTTCAGCTGTTCCAGCTCTGCATCCTGCTTTGCTTTTACTTCTTTGGCTTTTTCTGTGTAATAGCCCATTAAGTCACCCCCATAATGTTTAAGGCTTCCTGCATATCGGATGCCATAGAGCCACCATCGAAATTTTCTATTTCAGCGTTTTCAAAGATGGTATCTTCAGGTACTTTACCGACAACATACTCCGCTTCCTCTGCCAAACAAGGAACATAGCACCCATTTGGAGCTTTCTTCACATATACCAAGGTGTCGGAATAGTATTCCTTGCCTTCTGCCTTGATTTTATACATTGTCACACCTCCAGTATCATGGTTTTTATTTTGTTCAGCTCCTCAATCGAAGCATTGAAAAAATCATAGTTCCACAACCAATAGTCATCGTGTTCGGGTCGTTTGTATTTCGTCAATGATAAATCTCCCCAAATCCTATCCCATCTGTCTTGGTATTTTCCGTCTTTGCGGTTATTCAACAGTTTGATTATTTCTGCTGTCAGTTTCCCTCGCTCCAAGCCTTTGCCATCATCATTCCTTGCGAAATAGTCATAGGCGTTTTGGCTTTTTATATAACAAATGGTGTTTCCACAGTAGCTGATTATATTGTTGGCTTCCTCGAGTTTTGTGCCGTATGGAATGTTTACTTCACCACACAAAGCCTTTTGCTTAAAGCGATTAAAACAAATGTAGTCCATATGTTATACCTTGAAAGCGGGGGACACGCCAAAAGTAGCGTAGGCGTTGGTGCCGGTGGCACTGCCGTCGGTGCGGACATAACCGAAACTGGCGGAGTAGCCGGAATTGGGAGAACGCTCCCACCAATAGGCAGCAGAACTTGTTGCGTTATGTCTGTACTTTACTTTACTATTGCCAGCAGCGTAGTAGGCGTATTGTTTGAGGTAGTTTGCCTCTCTATTGTTAGCATAACTGCGTGTTCCAAATATCTCATATTCTGCCAGCAAGAACACATCGTCCTGCGTGGCTGTGAGCTCTGGAAGCGTTTGCGGTTGTCCACCTGCATTGTCAGTGTAAATAGTGCTGGTTTTAATAACAGCTTGAAGGTCTGCTGTGAAAGCCGCCTTAATAAGTGGCATAATGTTTTTTCGCATAAGACTTGCTTGCCAGCCGCCGCTGTTAGTGCTTGTGTTGTTCATATTGAACCATGTGCCACTTGTTTTGTTGTTATTATAACCGCTATCTGTTAAGCAAACTGGCGTACCATTCTTTGTAGCCTTAAAGCCTTGAAAGGCTATGCCGTTGCCCTCACGCTCTGCGTTGTGGTTAAAGCCGATGATGAATACCCAAGCGGCGTAGTTTGTAAGAGTAAGACCATTGGAAACCTTGCCATTCATGGTAACTTCCTTGCAGTCACCAACAGACCAGAAGTTTGCTCCCATATTTGCGTTAGATACCTGTTTGATGGCCGCCCAGCTGTTATCATTCAGATCTTGTCTCACCAATGCAATATCAACTGTGGCAGGGACGATGATTTCCTGTGGTGCAGATACAAGTGCTCCGCTTGCTGCGGAAACAGTCCATTTTCCCTCCTGCGGAATTTTAAGGCGTGCCTGACCACCAACAGAAACGCCTGTAACTGTCTTACTGCCAAGTGTAGCAGTAACGGTTGCCCCGTCAGCGACATTAGCTACAAGCTCAAGGCCGCCACCACCTGCAATGATTGGATTTCCGTAGATTACGCTCATGCAGATACCTCCGTGATGGTCACCTGAACCGAAAGATTGGAATTGGGCTTCTCTCCCAGCGCTTTTGCGGTAAGGGTGCCATTGTTGTTTTCAATCCAGATAGCGCTGGTGCCGCTGTCGATAAGTACGCCAAGGGCTGTTGCGTCCATTTGGATGTCTACTTTGCTGTTGACTGTGATGCCGGTTATGGTGACTGTTTGGGTATAGGGGCCGCTGCCTGTCCAGGATGCCGTGGGGAGGGAGAGGGTATTCTTCTTTACCTTGCAGGCATTGATTGCCGTCTGCTGTGCGGTAGACACCGGCTTATTGGTATCGCTGGTGTTATCTACATTTCCAAGTCCGACCTGGGCTTTGGTCACGCCATGTGGGTTAGCCTTATCGGAAACATGGGTATAGGGGGCCTGCTTCACATTGTCCACATTGCTAAGGCCCACTTGCGTTTTGGTTACTTCGTGGGGGTTGGCCTTGCTTGCGATATGGCCGGGCACATCCGCCAGCGCCGCATTGAACGCCGTTTCCGTACCGGAATAGCCGCCCTCTACGGCGGTCTGATAGGCGGATTTACCATCGGCACCGGCTACGCCTGCGGGGCCTTGTTCGCCCTGCGGGCCAACGGGGCCTTGAACGCCCTGGATACCCTGCTCACCTTGGGGGCCTGTAGCGCCGGTAGCACCAGCCGGGCCAGTAGCGCCAGTCTCACCCTGTGGGCCTGTTGCGCCGGTATCGCCCTTTTCGCCTTTGTCACCTTTGGGGAGTACAAAATCGAAAACCGCAGCGGAGGTAGTGCCGCTGTTGGTAACGGAAGCAGCAGCGCCGGAAGTAACTGTACCGACCGTGATGGTAGCAGCTGCGCCGTCTGCGCCCTTTTCGCCAGGTGCGCCCTTTGGGCCTGTTGCGCCTGTTGCGCCAGTAGCGCCTGTGGGGCCTACTTCGCCCTGTGGGCCTTGGACACCCTGCGGTCCTTGCGGGCCGATGGGGCCTTGCAAAGCACCTACACTTACCCAGTCATTGGCCGTCTCGCTATAAATGTAGCACTCGCCATCTTCCTGCACATAGTACATCTTATCGTTACCGGCTGGGATCGCGTTTTTCAGCGCTGCCAGTGTAGGATAGCTGTCCTCGATATACAGGCTGGTTCCGTCTTTACCTGCGGGGCCTACGGGGCCTTGTGGGCCGATTGGGCCTTGCGGGCCTTCCGGGCCTCTGCCGCCGGGAGCGCCTGTAGCGCCGGTGTCGCCCTGTTCACCCTTGGGGCCTGCGGGACCAGCCGGGCCTTGTGCGCCGGTTGCGCCGGTTGCTCCACGGGCACCGGTTGCACCGGTATCCCCCTTGGGGCCAGTATCGCCTTTATCACCTTTGGGGCCGGTTGCGCCTGTGGCTCCGGTAGCACCGGCAGGGCCCTGTTCGCCTGTTTCGCCCTTGGGGCCCTGGATGCCCTGTACGCCCTGTAAGCCTTGCGGGCCTCTCGTACCCTGTGCGCCCTGCTCGCCCTGTACGCCCTGCGGCCCCTGCGGGCCTCTCACACTGACGGCCTGCGGGGCAATGGCGGTATCCTGAATGGTGAAGGACATAACGCCGCTGGCATCTACATAGGGAACAATAACGGGGCCTGTCAGGCCTTGGTCACCCTTCGGCCCCTGCTCGCCTGTGTCGCCTTTCTCGCCCTGCGGGCCGGTATCGCCTTTCAGGCCGGTAACAATGGTTTCGGTACCATCATCTGTTACTGTGCCATTGGCGAATTTCAGGCGGCTGCGCTGCGGCGCTACTGTGCCATCCGGCGCTATGATGATGTGGCCGGAAGACCCGGTGGCTTCCCATGTCTCGCCGTCATTGCTGGTTTCCAGCACCTTGTCGCTGTTCAACCGGATGTATTTCACATTGCCGGTGATGATGCGCTTGGCCAGCTCCGCCTGTACGGTACTGGCATTACCTTTAATATCTGCTGCGCCCATATTGCTGGCAGCCGCCAGTGCGTTCAGGGCATCAACAAGGCTGTTATACGCAGGAATGACGACCTCACGCACCACAGCCTCTACGGAGAATTGCATTTCATTGACGGAAAGGTTCGGGGTGGTGTCCTGCCCAATTACCCCAACCCTGTTGCCGTCACTATCGGTAAATACTGCATCCGGGGTATAGGGATTGCCGTCGGATGCTTTGATTTTTTCAAACATAGCTTACCCCCTGTACTTTCTCGTTTCTCGGTACTCTACTGCGATGTTCTCGATGCCGAAAGGCTCCGCATTGCCGTTGGAGAAGCGGAACCGCACTTTATCAAGGTTGCGCATATCCAGCTTCCTGCCCAATACCTTCGGAGTTGCATCGGTACTCCATGTCCACTTCGACCAGTCTATATCCTCCCATGAGAAGAAGCGGGCAGTTCTCGCATCGGTCAGAATGGAGATCCATTTGCCGCTGCACATCGCATAGGCGTTTACACTGGTGCGCACAAAAGCGGACAGCCTGCAGGCCATGTACCGGAAGTGTTTGCTGGAGTAAAAGGTATTGCCATCGATATCTGGGGTTTCCCACTGGCACCCTACTGGTGTGTATGTCTCCCCGTCCATCGTGTCGTTGTAGGAGTTGGGAGCGGTCTCATCGGTATTGAATTTGCATACTTTGCCGTCCGCCGTACCAAAGAACAGTTCGCCGTTATCGTCCCAGATCACCCTTGCGGGTATTCCGGTCAGATAAAAGCACTCGTACTGGTAGTTGGAATACGGCTCCCCATCCTCGTAGTGCTTTTGCAGCAGGTCAAGCACATACACGCCAGCACCGGCCGCAATGAAATAAAAGTCCTTGTGGATGCAGGCATAGGCATCGGCGATATTGCTTTCCGAAAGCAGCTTCGGATTGATATAAAAGCTGCGGCTCTGCACATAGCGCTCGCCGGTCACATCGGAAGCAGTCAAGGCAAATATGCCGGTGGAGGAAAGGAACAGCGGCTCGTTATCGGTCGGCACAAAGCTGTGCGGAGCGATGGCGCCGTGTCCGGTGATAACATTTCCGGTCTTAAATGCAAAGGTCTCCACGCTGTTGCCGAGATCATCGGTCGCCGTTACCGTGGAGCCGGTGCGCACATACACCGCGCCGGTGGTTCCGCTCTTGTGGGCCGCTATCCTGTCGCCCACGATGGAATAACCTACAATGCGCTCGCTGTCCTCGCCCAGTATCGAATAGGATAGATCGGAAAAATAGGAAAAATCATTCTGCGCCGACCAAAAATCCCTGTTCTTAAAGTTCGGATCGCCGGTCACAAATAGCCGGGTTCCCGTCTCGCCATACACAATACAGGTATCGCAGTTCGTAATGCGGCTGCGGCTCTCGCTCCTGTCCTTTGATGCAGTGATATATACATTGTCCGCGCCCTCCAAAGGGGATTTACCCGGAGCGGCTACGAATGTCACGGTGCCGCTGGTGCGGTTTACAGTAAAGTCTGTAGTCTCTACCTTGTCTACGAAGGAACCGTCAGCTTGCAATATCTTTGCCGTTACAGGTGTTGTATCCAAATTTTCAAGGGAAAGTTGGAATACTGTTGCTGCTGCGGTCTTATCTCCTACATAGAAAGATTCCGTCCACTTATCCGACATGAGGTTGATATCCTCATAAGTTGTTCCGCCGGTACCATCCGGGTTTTTATTGATAACGATGCGCGGCACATAGGCGCTGTCCGATACATTAGCCACGGTGAAGGTGCCGTCACTGTGCGTTACCTTGTAGTAATGTGCTCCATCCAGCAGGTACAGCGCTTTATCGAAGTTCTTGCCAACCGAAAAGGCATCGTTCATGGCGGAAGAGATCAGCGTATCGCCTGCATACAGTTTCGTGCCCGCATGGATAATATCTGTCCCATCCAGGGAGAACCGACCATTGATACGGCCATCGTATACCGCCGTTTTGGCAAAGCCAAGGCGCTTTCTCACGCGGCCGGGGGAGGAACGGATCATGTTCTCGCAGTTGGGGCTTCTTCTTGGGTCGATATTGGTTGCGCCGCTGGAAAAGTCGCAGCCATAAAAGTCGTTAATGACCATGGCATTGGTCTTTACCACATCAGCGCTGGGGAGTTTTGCCGGGGAATATCTCATTTGCTCCCCTCCTTACATCATGAATACGGTTTCAATTACTTGGTGTTTCTCGATGTCCTCGTCCGTCATAGCGCCTACCATCTCTGCAAAGCGTCCGGTGAGGAACTGATTCAGCGCCAGTGTTTCATCAATGCCGCTTGTGGCATCAATGGCCAGCCGAAGTGGAATCAGCGGAACCGCCTTGGGCTCCACCTCTATCTCGGTCGCACCGGAAGCGCCTGCAAGGGTGGCGTGCCGGTGCTTATACTGGATATCGAACTGCCCGCTGTAATGGTACGGGATCGCAATATGGTATTCATCCAGCCGCCGGTAGTCGGAAAAGTCGCGGAAGGCCACGCCGTCACCGGAGAAAAGGATTTTCACCATGCCGTTCATCTGCTGGGGCAGCTCATACGGCACCCATGCTATGTGCTCCGGGATTTCTACCAGCGGGAATGCATAAAACGCAGCGTTTCTTACCTGGAATGGGTACTGCGATTCCAACTTGATACTGCCGTTAAAGCTGCCGGAAAGCCGCTGGAACTCAGGAGCGGTAATCTGCCGCCGGGCCCCATCGATATTCGCTGTTAGAACACCGCAAATTTCAAGCGTGTAGGCTTTTGCATCACTGTTGGTAAACTCGTAGGTATCACCGGGATAAACCGTCTTAGCTTCAAAATGGGAGCCCTCCATGCACCGAGGCATGTTCTGAACGATGCTGATGGATTCGATCAGCGGGAACTGCGATTCCACCATTGCAACAGCACCGTCCAGCAGGTGCTCCATTCTGTCCTTGTAGTCGGCTATAAATCCGTTGCTTGCGGCAGCGCCGTTTACGGTGGCTTCATCTATCCACCGCAGCGCACCGTTGATGGCATCGTTCTTGTTCATTCAATCACCCCATGTACCCTGCTTCTTCAAGGATGCGGGCGACTTCTTCGGGTACATCCACCCATTCGCCACGCTTGATCTGATAGGTGTAGCCGTTGATGCACACAGGCACTACGACATCTTCTTTGTTCAGTTTGTCCTTCGGCAGACGGATGCGTACCTTCTTGCCCTTGGCGAGTTCCTCGCCGGTCGCTTTTTCTACGATCTCTCCGACCATGTCGGGGTTGTCAGTCTTTTTGATGTTAGCCATATTAAGTCCTTTCTGTAAAAGAAGGGAGGGGTGTTACCCCCTCCCTTGTATTTGGTTAGGCAGAAGCCATGGACTGGATGCAGACCATCGCCAGCTCCTGCAGGCGAACAGTAACCGCCATCGCTTTCCAGCCGACACTCGCGCGCTGGTTCAGGGGGTCCTCGGTACCGGCGGAGCCAGTGGGCTTGATGATGATTTCGGGCTTGGAGGAGCCGTTCACATCGACCACGCCGTAAGCGTCCTTGCCTACGATAAGGGTCTTATGCAGGGTACCCGCAGTAGCGGTCGTTGCATCGGTGGGACACATGGTGGTCAGGATGAAACGGACACCATGGATACGACCGATCTCGCCCTTCATGATGTTCTCTGCACCATTGTACTTGGAGATGTCCTGCCACAGGCTGTCGTTCTGCAGGTCGTATGCTACACTGGGATCACAGAAGCCGATGTAATAGCCGCCCTCCAGGGGCTCGGCGTTGTTGTTGCGCAGGGTGCGCACCGCTTTCTTGATCTCTTCGCTGTTTACCACCTTACCGGCGGCAATAGCGGCAGCGGAAGCAGCGCCGCCAGCAAACTGCTGGGAAGTACCCTTGAAGATAACATCCGCGCAGCGGGTCTCCAGGGTCTTGGCGGCGTTTTCGCCCATCAGCGCAGCGGACTCCGTCAGGACGGGGTCGATGCCGACCATGCTGATCTTGTCAGACAGGCGGACCCAGTTGCCCTCCTGCGCCACGGTAGCGGTCACAGCGGTGATGGACAGGTTGTCTCCGTCAGGGGTCACGCCCTCGGTCAGGGATGCCGCAGGGACATCAAGGGAGTTGAAGCGGCGGAAGTTGATGGTGTCGCCCTCGTTCTTCGGCATGGGGCGCTTCTGGCCGTACTTGAGGAAGGTCAGATTGGGCAGCAGCCGGGACAGCAGGGTGCGGTCGTAAAAGGTTTTCTGTTCAGCGGTAAGATTACCGTAAGTCTGGGTAGTAGTTGCCATAGTTTTATACACTCCTTAATTTTTTAATTCCCCCCGGAGTGCAGCTTGATACAGCTTTTCAAAGTCTTTGTCCGACATCTTCATGTAGTCGGCTTCGGTTTCGGGGCTTTCGCCCGTCAATGCTCCGGGAGATGCTTGTGCGTTGTTGTTGATTCTTCGGAGCGTGTCCTCCTTTGCCTTGTTTGCAGCATCGTTGGCGAGGTCAAAATAGCTGTTCGCCAAAATTGTGTTGAACGCTGCATCAACGCTGCAGGGCGTCCCCTGCTGGGTGCAGTAGTCCATCAATTCAATCACTTGGTCCTTTAGCTTTGTGAATGTCTGCCCTCTTACAGGGTCAGCCTCCAGCTCTCTCATGCGCTCATTGCTCCGCAAGCGGGTAATCTCCGCTTCCAAGGATTGATTTCGGTAAGCTGATACGGGGTCGGTTTGGCCGTCCTCGTCCAGCCGCTGCATCGCAACAAAGGCTTCGTACTCCGCCTTTGTGGTGATGGGTCTGTCATTGTCATAATGATTGGTCAGGCCCATGCTGCGGATAAAGTCGTCCACGCTCTTTTGGGATGCTTCTTTGATTCTCCGTGACACACGCTGTGTCTCGGTCGGTTCTTCCTGCACCGCAGGTTCTTCCTGCTCGACAGGCTCGGTTTCCTCTACTGCGGGAGAGGAGTCGATATCTTCTTCGATATCTTCATTAGCAGCAGTCATGATTTCTTCGTCCATAAATTCCTTTCTGTGGCGAGGTTCGGTGTGTTCCGTTTAGCAGCCACTTAAAAATTGGTTATCCCTCCAAGGGGTTGGTCACATAGGTCGGTGTCCTGTTGGTGCATTTGGGGTTCTTGCACTCCAGCTGCAGCTTGATAAACGCTTTTGTCTCTGTGTTTGGAGAGGTATCCCCGGTGAATGTAAGGTATTTGCCTGTGATCCGCATCTCTGCCTTACAGTTTGGGCACAGCATTGTTGCCACCTCCTTTGAACTTGTCCATGACGGTCGGGGCCTTTGGCACATCCGGCAGCGGAACTCCGCCAATGCCGGAAACGCTCTGTACGCCGTTCACTTCTTCCTCCGGAACGCCAGGCATTCCCATCTGGGTCGGCTGCATCTCCCGCATTCGCTTGAACTTTTCCTTGAATGGAGCTACATTCGGGTCGGAAAGCTCGATGTACTGGTCGATGGAAATGTCTCCTCGGTCAAGCATCTTGTCCAAGGTGGCCTGTGCCAGCACCGCAGAATACTCGGACGAAGCGCCTACATCCACCTGCAGGTCAAAGTCGTACATGGCGTAGTCTGTACCCGTAAATGCTCTGCCGGATACCTCGTCCCCCATCTCAATGACGATTTCCCGCTTGTCGGAGCAGTAGGTTTTGAAAAACTCCATCCAAATGCGACCGATCTCCTTAACTGCGTGCCAGTATCTGCGCTGAATCTCGTTGACAGGGGTCTGCGCTTGGTTTTGCAAAGCGATGATTGCGGATGCAGCCATGTTTGCGCCCAAGGACTCGCCGGTCGTTACCTCTGTCGTGCCTGTCACTACGCGGGTAAGGTCGATCATGTCGTTGCTCACCTGCGTAGCAGCAGACGAAAACGCCGGAGGCTGCAGGTACGATATCCCGCCGTTGGAGTAGTCGGTGACGATCTCCCCCGGCTCGTTTGTCAGCGGCTGTCTGATTGCACCGGGCTTTGCCACGATTTTCGGGAAGCCCATCTGCTGGATGGCCAGCGCCTGCATTCCGTACATAAAGTTGATGAGCTTTTGGTTGGGGATAAGCCCCTCGATTTCGCCGATGCCGTAGAAACAGGCTTTACGCAGTTTCCAGTTGAGCGCCGCCACAGGGTACAGCTTGATGCGGACGGGGCTGCCCTGCGGGGTAAGCGGTACTGCCGTGCATATCTCCACGCTGCGGGTCGCTTTGTCAAATACGACCTCACCGTTCTTGCGGTAATACTTGGTCAGCACCGTGACCTTTTCGTTTCCCTTGCCGTCTAGCTCGATTCTCTCGGCCTGATAGGTGCTTGCATCCTCAAATTCATCGGGACAGATGTTTGCCACCTTTTCCGCAGGCAAGCCCCTGTCCTTTGCCATCTTGCGCACAGCGCCCAGTTTGAGCCGCTGGGCGATGATGAGGTAGTCCTGCTTCTGTACATCCCGGAGCTGCGGGTTGGCTACAAAAAAATTGAGAGCATCCACGGTTTCCCCACGAAGCTCCCCTACATATTTGTCGCCTGTTACGCTGGTGTCCCAGTAAAAGTGCCAGATGCCTGTGCCGTTGGTCGCTGCATCGTCACACGCCTCGTTGCACAGTTTGTCCATGTCGGCTCTGTCCCAGATCGTCCGTGCGTACTCGGTGCAGTTCTCGGCGGCGTCCTGGTGCATCTGGTCAAGGATTTCGTTACCGCTGGCGCTGCCCTGTCTGTAGACGATGCTGACAGGCTGGTCAAGCACGCTGGAGCGCTTGCTGCGGACGATCATGTCCACAATGTTAAGGACGGGTCTCGGCAGGTTCTTGGTGCGCTCTGTCGCTTGTGGCCACTGGTCGCCCTCCTTAAATCGAACAAAGGTAGGGAATTTGGTGCTAAAGCCCATCTTGTTGTGGTACGCTACACCCTCTCGGTATAGCGTCCACAGGGTTACATCACTCATATCAATCCTCCGGGCCGTTAAGCCACTCGTTGAATATCTTTGTTGCATATTGCTCCTGTGCCGTTTGGTCGTCCCCTAACGCCCACAGGATCAGGCGTTTAAGCCATCGTCTTACCATACCTGATACCCTCCTTGTTCTTCTGGCTGCCGCAGCTCCGGCGGCAGCTTGTACTTTGTAACCGGCGGCTGTCCCGCATACGGTCTCCCGCTGCAAAAATACCTGATGGCATCAGGTGCATGGGTCAGCTCGTGCGGCTCTGTCGCTACATCGTTAGGCTTGTGGTCGTCATACTGGACCATCGGCAAACAGCGGATGACCTGCTTACAGTTGCGGAAAAACCGAAGCCCTGCTATCCTCGTCTTGTCGCCGGTTATGATATCTCTGCTGTCCCTCGGCTTGAGCCACTCGTGTACATCCTGCCAGCCGTTGATTCGGTCGTTGTCCACCTTGACCAGCGGGATGTCCTGCTCCATAAATATGTCTGCCACGCTGCGTCCTGTGTCGTTACGCCTGTTCCACAGGTCGGGCGGTGCAAGCCATTGCTCGATCTTATCATCCCCGTTGGCCTCCTTGATACGCATGGCGGCATCCGATGCAATCAGCCCTGACTCGTAAATCTCCCGGTACACATAGCCGTTGCCCTCGCCGTCTATGGCGATCCAGTATCCGGCCAACATATCAAGGCCGTAGTCCATGGCAAAGTAGCGTCTCCACCAGTCAGGTATCTCGATGGGGTCTATCACATGGATATCGTCACGCCACTCGGCAAAATACTGACCTGCAAACACATTCCAGTCGCCATCCAGCCATGCCCGGCGCATATCCTCCGGCAGCGTCTCCAGCATCCGTACATAGTCTGGGTCCTTATCCACCAAAACCTTGTTGTCGTACACCTTTGCGGCTATAAACTCGTAGTCATCGGGGTTTTCCGATGCCGTGTAGTCCCGGTCGATAAACAGGCGCTTGACCCACGCATGGCCGACTCCGCCGGGGTTGCAGGTCAGGTACATCCGATGGGGGAAGTCGTTGGCACCACGGTTACTGGCCACAAGGTTGTTGTACATAAACTCAGTAAACTGTGTCGCCTCGTCCAAAAACATGATGTCGTACTCTTGCCCCTGATACTGCAATACATCGGCCTCGGCGGAGCAGTATCCAAAACGGATACGACTGCCGTTTGGAAATATCATCGCCTTTTCCGAGTCCCGATAGGTTGCTATATCCGGCTCCAAAACTTTGCGCAGTTCCAACACATGGTTTTGCCACAGGTCTGCATATGTGCGGCGCAGGATCAGTATCTTGATGCCGCTATAATTAACGGCAAGCATGGTGGCCTTGGCTCGTACCACCCAGCTCTTGCCGCCGCCTCTGGCACCGCCGTAACACACCCTGCGCTTTTCCGACAGCAAAAACTGCTCCTGCTTTGGATTCGGTGTGCCTAAATTGACCGTCATTTGGCATACTCCTTGCCATTGCCCAGCACGATCTCGATTTTGGGTATCTCGCCACCCAGATCAATCGGCTGATTTGCCTTGCCGTATACACGATCAAGTACGGTTTCTGCGCACTTTACCCGCGTTTCGGTTTTCTCATTTGTGTTGTTGAGGGTATCCACCAGCAGCTTAACTGCCGCAGGAGTCGCCGCTTTCAGCATTGCTTTGGCGTCTTCGGGGATTTTCGCCCTCCCACTTGGGTTCCCACTCTGCCCTTTTTTCCATGGGCGCAGGTTCTCTTTGCTTTTCGCACTGCATCCACTGGCCATCTTCGGCACCTCCTTTCAAAATTCTTCCCGCCCTATCCCTCCCGGTGTCTACTATGCCGGGCTACCAATTATTGTTACCAAACCGTGGTTATCCGCTTAGTGCCTGTCTTGTTCCCGCACAGCAGGAGCGTCTGCGGCTGCTCATGGTCGCTCTCGCTGCTGGGCAGCAGCATCTTCCGGGCTGCGTAGCCTCCGTACTGCTGCCATGCGGTACAGCTAACCACTACCAGCTGCTTGGTACGGATAACATTGTTGTTACTGTCCACCACGATCTTTTTGGGCTTACTGATGGTGCCTTTGTGGGTGTGGCCAACAATCAGAGCGTCAATGCCCTCTATGGTGTAGCCGAAGCGCTCATTGCGGTTGACCGTTGCACCGGTGTAAATGCCGCCGCCGGAGCCATGGGTAACAGCCATCGTATAGCTGGTGATAGGGATATCTCTTGTTACCCTGCGCCCAATCTCCAGCTTGAGGAATGCTATATCCTCGGCGTAGTAGTCCTCCATATCCAACTTGCACATGATATCGCCCATAATGTCTTGGTCGGTGTCCTTGGCTGTCCTCGCTTCGTGGTTACCGGATACCGCGCAGAGTATCTTATCCTTGATGGGCGTTAGCATTTCCACCATCATCTTTTTCTGCTCCCGCGGGCGGATATAATCCTCAAAGGGGCTTCCAACCGCGTTCCGGGTATTGTTGTTGATGAGATCGCCGCCAAGGATGAGATAAGCGTCCTCCCGCTCTACCCGGCGGCAGAATGCTTGCCAGCCCTCTTTATCATGTAGGATGCTGCCCAAATGCACATCAGATACCGGATATACCTTGATGGTGTCGCTCTGCGGGATTTTGCGGACTATTAAATCCATAGGTATCTCCTCCTTTATGGCATAAAGAAAGAGAGCGCCTTTCGGTACTCTCTGACTGCTTTTGGTAAGGCAGACTATTGCGAACTTGCGGCCTGCCAGCGTGGCACCTTTTTTACGAAGGTCATGTATCTTCGGCCGATGGGATAACGGGGCATCGGCGACCCCGTAAAAAGACCTGCTAACAAAAGTCAAGTAGAAATTTCAGGTTTTGGGAGCAGCGAAAA